GCAGGGAGGTGTTGGCCGGAGCGGTGACCAGCTTTTCAACGGGGGTCATAAAGGTGGTAACGCAGGCATCGTCCGGGGTGTGGTTGATGCGGTAATCGCGGGAGGCCACGATGCCCAGAACAGAAGCGGCAAGGGGCGAGAAGCAAGACCTTCTAAACCGAATGAAAACTACCGAACTGCTCTACATTGACGACGTAGGTATAGAACCAGCAAGCCTAAAAGTTTGGGGTAACGAGGTTAGTCCGTTGGTAGATTTGCTTTACTACCGCTACGATAACCAGCTATTCACGATAATAACCTCCAACTTGATAGGCGACGAGGATATAGAAAAGCGATACGGTGAGCGAATAGCCGACAGGTTTATAGAAATGTTCGACTTGATAGGCTTTGAAAACAAGAGCTACCGCCCAAGACTTGAAACTTTGCCGACAATACCAGCAGAACCAAACGCACAGAAGTAGCGCAGGGGTGCAAATAAGCGTGTTTGTCGGCATTTCAACACGCAAGGCGATAATAAAGTGAACGCGGAAACGAGAAGAACGCCTTAAAAGGCAAAAATACAGAAAATAACAAGCAACAGTACATGGGAAAGATAAAGTACTACATAAGTGGCAAGATAACGGGGTTACAGCCTTCGGAGTACGCCGCGAGGTTTGGCAAGGCAGAAGAACACCTTACCGCGCAGGGCTTCGATGTTGTAAACCCACTTCGCCACGTTGTGCCGTCGGCACATTGGAAAGAACAGATGAAAGTAGATATACGGCTGTTGCTTGATTGCAACGCTATATACATGCTTTCAAATTGGGAGCAGAGTATAGGCGCGACCATAGAACACGATATAGCGGAAGGTTTGGGGCTGATAGTTGAGTACGAGCGAACGCCAAACCACCGCGACATAAAAGCCGCCATTATTACGGCGATGGGTGTAAACTTCAAGACGATAGCGGAGGACAGCCGTAACCGTTGGCACGTCTACGCCCGGATGATATACGCGCACCATTGCAAGAAGCGCGGAGAATACACGCGCCGCATAGCCGAGGAAACGAACCACGACAAAAGTACGATAAGTTACTATTTGCGGAACTACGATACAGAATACAAGTATAACCGGGAGTTCAGAGCAGCAGCCGAGAAGGTGGCAACCCTTCTAAGCGAGAAACTGAGAACGCCGACGGATATAACGATATAAACGAACATTCAGCTATATGAACGTACTAAGCCTTTTTGACGGGATGTCATGCGCGAGAATAGCGTTAAAGGAATTGGGGATAAAGGTGGATAAGTACTTTGCTTCCGAGATAGACAAATACGCGATAGCGCAGACGCGGCTCAATTTTCCCGATACCATACAGTTGGGCGACGTTACCCAAGTGGATGGGTACGCCCTTCCTAAAATTGATTTGCTTGTAGGCGGCTCGCCGTGCCAAGGTTTCAGTTTTGCAGGCAAGCAGCTTAACTTCAAAGACCCACGAAGTAAGCTGTTCTTTGAATACGTCAGAATACTGAAGGAGTTAAGGGCGAAGAACCCTAACATAAAATTCATGCTTGAAAACGTGAGGATGCGCAAAGAATACGAAATGGTCATAACAAACGAATTGGGGTTATTCCCGGTTTGCATAAATAGTTCTTTGGTCAGCGCACAGAACCGTATCCGCTTATATTGGACGAACATACGGACACGCACCGAAGGACTGTTTAGCGAAGTCTATACGGATATTCCACAGCCAAAGGACAAAGGGCTATTATTGAAGGATATCTTAGAAACGGAAGTAGATACGAAATACTACCTAAGTGAAAAGGTTATAAACAACATGCTCCAGCACCTACAAAGGCAGAAGGAGAAAGGCAACGGTTTCGGCATAGACATACGCCAGCCACAAAACAAGAGTTGTAGCCTAACCGTAGGCGGCAAGATGATGCGCGATTTGGTGCAAGTTCCACAGTATGGAATATACCAGCGACCACGCGGAGAAAACAAAGGCGGTTTCATCGAGGGTAAAGCCCCAACTCTAACCGCTAATGCATGGGAACATAACAACTTAGTTGTAGAGCGTAACGGAGTAAGGCAGCTTAACCAAAGCAAGGAGAGCGCAGGACAACAGCCATACCAGCAAAACCGCATTTATGACACAGAAGGCAAAAGCCCGGCGTTAATGCACGGACACGCAGGAAACACTATAAACGTATTCGGGGGGGTAAGATACGCCGTTTAACCCCGTTAGAGTGTAGCCGCCTACAAACTATTCCATCGTGGTACGTTTGGCAGTGTTCAGAAACGCAGACCTACAAGATGCTCGGCAACGGGTGGACGGTGGAAGTAATAAAGCATATTTTTAGCTATTTGAAGCAGTAAACATAATAATAACCAATTAAAACGAACGATTATGTTAGTAATAGAAACATGCGGTTTCTTAGGAAACGACGCAGAAATTAAGGAGTTCAACGGAAAACGTTACATTTCCTTCAACGTGGCAGCATCAGACCGCCACAAGGACGCGAACGGCACGGTAGTAAGCCGTACAACGTGGGTAAGTTGTCTGAAGTTAGGCGAAGGAGCGTTAGCAACCTACCTAAAGAAGGGTACACAAGTTTTCATACGTGGCGACCTTTCTACAAAGATTTTCACCAACGCCAACGGCGCACAAGTGGGCATTAACTGCCACGTCCGGGAATTGCAGCTACTTAGCGGCGGCAGCAAGACGCAGACAGACGGAAACGCCAGCGCACAACAGCCGACAACAACGGCACAGCCACAAGCACAGCCAGCGCAACCTCCATACGGAGCAACGGCAGCACCAGCGAGCGAGAAGAACGACGATTTACCATTTTAAGCCACGCTTATGGAATTGAAATACAAAGTACAGATTACGGAAGGTTTGGTTTACGATACGCTAAAAGCGTCTATACAAGACTTTATAGCCGACCTTCCAAGCAACGCAAAGCCCAAGATAACGGGCAAACTTTGCAAAAGTATTAGCTTCACGATTTACCGCAACGGCAAGCCTGTAACGGATAAGGACGTAGAGCCATACCGCGACACACCAGCTAAAGACGTAGTTTATAGCGCGGCTTTGTTTCGTGGCGGCAAACAGATTGCAAGTATAACGCCATGAACCATAAAGAATTTTACGATAAGGTAGTAGCCATGCGCAAGGCGCAAAAAGACTACTTCAAGTTTCGTGGTTCAGCGTATTTGCAGACTTCCAAACGGCTGGAACGCGAGATAGACAACGAAATTACGCGAGTAGAAGCCATATTAGCGGAGGAGGAGCGCAAAAACCAGCCTTCACTATTCGGCGATGGTTTTTACACAACATAACAGCAAGAGCGATGAACGAAATACATAACTTCAAGATACCTATCAGCGGAACGGACTACGAGCCGGAGCGCATGGAGCTAACGATGTCGCAAGCCCACACCATAGCGAGAGGACGGGCAAGACAGCATAAAGACCGCGAAGTAAGGCTTTACTGCTTTAACACCATGTGCCACCGTTGGGAATTGTGTACGGAATACAAGTACAACCACGGAACAAGGCAGGTAGACCGCACGGACTGCTGGCGACCGCTAAAGCCGGGCGAGCAAATAAGATAGCCATGACGTTTGAGGAGTTAAAGGCGATAGCCAACGCGAAGGCAGAGAAAGCCAAGCCAAGGCACGAAGAAAGCCAAATACAGCGTAGCTGCCTACGTTGGTTTAGGCTTCAATACCCACAGTATGCCCTGCTTTGTTTTGCAGTTCCAAACGGAGGAGCGAGAAACAAGCGCGAAGCCAGCATCATGAAAGCGGAAGGCGTAACGGCAGGAGTAGCCGACGTTATCCTGCTTATTCCTTCAAGTGGCTACGCTTCGCTTTGTTTGGAGTTCAAGACACAGACGGGCAGACAGCAGGACACGCAAAAGGCATGGCAGAAGGCAGCGGAAACGGCAGGAAACAAATACACCGTTATACGCAGCTTTGACGAGTTTAGGAACGAAGTAACCAACTACCTACAACCGAAAAAGCGGTAATAGGCGAAGTGTTGGCGAAGTGTTTTAGGGTTAAACGTATCAAGCTAATACGTTTAACCCTTTATCTTTGCATAAAATTTTATAAGCATGAGTATTCAGACATTCAAAGAAAAGGTAAGGGGCTTTGTTAGCCGCATAACGACCGACAAGAAGAAGCACCTCGCGGCTGGCTTCGCGATTTGCGCCATAGTAAGCCTGTTGTTTGGCTACGTTATAGGCTTAATAGCAGCAACCATAGCAGGAGCAGAAAAGGAAGCACGCGACTATATAACCAAGAAGGGAACGCCCGAATTTGCAGATTTCGCGTACACGGTAGTAGGCGCGTTTATGTTCATAGCGTTTTCTGTAGTCCTTTCTTTGTTGGTGCAAGCCTTCATTATGTTGGTTTACTTTTAAGTTTGGCTTTGCAGAAAGCATCATATAGCTGAAGAGCAACGGCAACAGCCGGAGCGGAAGGGCGCGGCGACCAAACCGCGCCCTTTTTAATTAAAACGACAACGACATGGCACGAAAGAAAAGAATACAGGCAGACAAAAGCGACCTTCACGTTAGCGATTTCGGGAATATAGAAATACCAGATTTGGATTTGTCGCTGTTCGATGTGTTGAACGACGGCTACGACGAAGAAACGCGCTATACCAAGCCAAAGGTTTACGACTTAAAAAGCGATTACGTTCTATACGACAACGCGGTAAAGCTGGCGCAGGAACTACGCTTAGGTTTTGGAGAACGCGCCGACGTGTTTGTTAGCGGTAATTTCATATTCGGCGATTTCATAGAAGCGTATATAGTTGGCAATAACGCCAAGTGCAGGAAGATGACTATAAGCACGCTATTACTAAGTCAGAATAACGTAGATAGCCTTTACAATCTTCTTGCAAACGGGTATATAGACGAATTGAACCTCGTAGTAAGCGTTTACTTTTGGGGCAACGAGATAAGAAGCCTTATCCCCTACATATACCGTAAACTTGATTTCGGCAATAAGTTCCAGCTTTCAGTAGCATCAGTTCACACAAAAACCGCGCAGTTTGAAACGCTCGGAGGGCGTAAGATAGTCATTCACGGAAGCGCGAACTTACGCAGTAGCGGCAATATAGAGCAGTTCACAATAGAGGAGAACCCCGAATTATACGACTTCTACGACGAACATTTTAGCCGGATCGTGGAGAAGTACGCAACAATAAGGAAGCCAATACGCGGCACTTCCTTATGGAGTGAGTTAGTAAAGAAAAGGTTTAACGATTAAAAACGAAACATTATGGCAAGTGGAAGCGAGAGCAGAAGCGGAGGTAGCAAGATTTCCGCAAGTACGGCGGCAAGCCGTAGAACCGTCCTACCGTGGTCAATGCCATCGGGAGAGGAAGCACCATTTTAGCAACTAACAACGAGAGCCGCGCAAGGCGTGAGTACCTAAAGCGCGGCTTTCCTTCAAAGCAAAGGTTATGGCAAAGAAAAAAGACACCAGCAAGAGCGCAGCTCCCGAAAGGAAGGCGAACACAGCCGACATGGTGCAAAGCGAGGTAGTAGCACTTTCAAGCATCACGCCCAACAAAGGGCAGATACCTGGAGTACCGAAGAACCCTCGCAGTATTCAAGACGGCAAATTTTCCCTTCTTAAACGCAGCATAGAGGAAGACCCGGAAATGTTGGGACTTCGCGAAATACTACTTTACAAGTACAACGGCAAGAACATCATCATCGGCGGTAACATGCGCTACCGTGCCTTAAAAGAATTGGGCTATACCGAAGCTATTGTAAAGTTCCTGCCCGAAAGCACGCCGCCCGAAAAGTTACGCGCTATTGTCATAAAGGATAATAGCGGCTTTGGCGAGTGGAATTTTGAAGATTTGGCTAACGAGTGGGATGCGTCCGACCTTACGCTGTGGGGCGTGGACGTGCCGGAGTTGGAGAAAGTAAGTACAGAGGAAGAAGCGCAAGAAGATAACTTTAGCGTAGATGAGCACATGCCAGCCAAGCCGACCGCGAAGTTAGGCGACATTTACGCTTTGGGCAAACACCGCCTTATCTGTGCAGACAGCACCAACGCCGACGTAGTGGACTTGCTTGTAGGCGATAGCAAAGTAGATTTGTTGCTGACAGACCCACCCTATAACGTGGACTATTCCAGCAAGAACGAAGCGTTAAACGCGGCAGACAAAGGCAACCGTATACAGAAGGACATCGCCAACGACAAAATGGAAGATAGCCAGTTTCAAGAGTTTCTAACGGCAGCTTTCAGCAACGCGAACCGCCACCTAAAGCAAGGCGGCGCGTTTTACATTTGGCACGCAGGAACGGAAGGGCTTAACTTCAAGACCGCGATAAAGAACGTAGGCTGGGAGTTGAAACAGATGCTCATCTGGGTAAAGAACAATATAGTTTTAGGAAGGCAGGACTACCAATGGCAGCACGAACCCTGCTGTTACGGTTGGAAGCCGGGAGCCGGACACTATTTTATAGACAACCGCAGCCAGCGCACCGTATTTGAGGACGAAACGCCCGACTTCGACAGCATGACGAAAGCCGAGCTGAAGGAGTTGTTACAGAAGGTTTGCGCCCTTCCTTCCACAGTCATACGCGAGGACAAACCGCTAAGAAGCGCAGACCACCCGACGATGAAGCCGTTAAAGCTCATGGGGCGACTTATACGCAACAGCACGCGACCGGGCGAAGTTGTGTTAGACCTATTCGGAGGAAGCGGCAGCACGCTAATGGCTGCGGAGCAGTTAGGGCGCGTTTGCTATTCCATTGAGTTAGACCCCTGCTATATAGACGTGATTATTAAACGTTGGGAGGAGTACACGGGCGAGAAAGCGCAGTATTTGGGTAATTGTGCCAACGAAACAGGGAACAGCAACGAAAACAAAAAATAACAGCACAGATGGCAGCTAAAGATATTGAGCAATACCAATTCAAGCCCGGACAGAGCGGCAACCCGAAAGGGCGACCGAAGAACCGCGTACCCGACAACCTCGTTAAGATATTCGGCAGCAAGGCGAAGGCAAAGAAATTCTATTGCTTGACAGCAGCCGAGATTAACGAATGGGAAGCGGTAATACTTACGCTTTCCGCAGAGGATTTGAAGGTATTAGCCAAGTGGAGCGACGCGCCAGCATACCCCAAGGGGCTGGCGATAGCCGTACTTTCAGACATGAAGAACGGCAAGACAACAACGTTAGACAAACTGCGCGAACGTCAGCACGGCAAGCCGACACAGCGCATGGAGATAACGGGCAAGGACGGCGCGGACTTCATGCCAGCGCGGACACTTACCAAGGAGGAAGCAAAGGAATTGTTAGAGAACCTACAAAAGGAATACTAAAACGTGGAGGATATAAGGGACATAGATATTATAAAGACGTGGACGCTGCAAGGAACGCTAAACTTTACGCGCTACTTCTTCAAGGAGAAGTACAAACGTAAGTTTGTCGTAGGCAAGCATCACGTTAAGATAGCGGAAGCCTTAGATAGGGTTTTTCGCGGTCAGTCTACGCGCCTTATTATCAACATAGCCCCACGTTACGGAAAGACGGAGTTAGCAGTTAAGAACTTCATAGCGATGGGTTTAGCCATAAACCCGAAGGCGAAGTTTATACATCTTTCGTATTCCGACGATTTGGCACGCGACAACTCGCGAGGAGTGCAGGAGATTTTACGAGAAAGCAGCTACCGCCGTTTGTTTCCGGGAACGATGCCTACCAGCGTGAACACGCGCAAATGGTGGACTACGGAAGGCGGCGGACTTTACGCCGTGAGTTCAGCCGGACAGGTAACGGGCTTTGGTGCTGGTTTGGTTGATAAGGAGGACGAAGAAGAGTTAGCCGCCGAGGTAGAAGAACTTGCAACGGTAGGAAGTGAAGCCTTCGGCGGCGCGATAGTCATAGACGACCCGATTAAGCCGGACGATGCCCGAAGCGCGTTAGTACGCGACAAGGTAAACCAAAAGTTTGAAACGACCATACGCAACCGCGTGAATAGCCGCAAAACGCCAATTATAATCATTATGCAGCGTTTGGACGAAGATGACCTTTGCGGCTACCTTCAAAAGTTAGAGCCGGACGAATGGGAAGTATTAAGCCTTCCTGTCATTGAGATAGACGAGAAAGGCGAAGAAGTACCGCTTTGGGAGTTCAAACACACGCTGCAAGAGCTTCACGAATTGAAAGATAAAAACCCGTGGGTATTCGATACGCAGTACATGCAGAACCCGAAGCCATTAACGGGACTTATGTACGAACGTGAGTTCAAGACCTACGAAGTACTGCCCATAACGAAGAAGCACGTTATCAAGTCATACACCGACACGGCAGACACGGGCGCGGACTTCCTTTGTACTATTGTCTACGTTGAAACGGAAATAGGAAATTTCGTACTTGACGTTTACTATACCCAAGCACCGATGGAAACGACAGAGCCAGAAACAGCACGGCTCCTCACGCGGCACGGAGTGGAAAAGGCGATAGTAGAGAGCAACAACGGGGGGCGCGGATTTGCGCGTAACGTTGAAAAGCAGTGCCGACTATTGGGCAACAGCAAGACCGCCGTATCGTGGTTTCATCAAACGCTAAACAAGGACGAACGTATCTTTAACCATTCGGCAGAGGTGCAGAACCTAACCTACTTTCCAAAAGGCTGGGAACACCTATACCCGAAGTTCCACCAAGATATAACGCAGTACAAGAAGGTAGGTAAGAACGCCCACGATGACGCGCCCGACGCTTTGACGGGAACAATAGAGAAGCGCAGCGGAAAGCCGCAGAAGTTAAGCAACATATTTCCATAACATAACAAAGAGCGATTATGACAATAGAAGAACTTTTAGCCAAGGTAGCCAAAGGCGAAGGCGAGATTACGGGAGCTATAAACGAGTTGAGGAACGGACGCACCACGCCCGAACCTAATACCATTCAGTACGCCGCGCAGTACGACCCCAAGCTGCACGACATCAACGACCCACTAAAACGCCCGGATAAGTTGGTAGTAGTGGATAAGGACAGCGACGAGTACGGAGAGGTAAAGAACATCAACCCCAACGTAGAGGAAACGACCGAACAAGGCTTTAGAATTGAGAAGGTAGCGCGTATAGCGTTAGGTATGCAGAAGCTCATCACAAAACGCGCGGTAGCCTTCACGTTTGGCAACCCGGTAGCTTACAACGCCAACCCGACAGATGAGAAGGAAAAGGCACTTTTGAACGCTATAAAGCGCGTTTTCTACGATGTCAAGGAAGGCACGCTTAACCGCAGGGTAGCGCGAAGCCTTTACAGCACTACCGAGGTAGCCGAACTTTGGTATCCTGTGGAAACGGACACGCACGAACTTTACGGCTTCAAGAAAAACATCAAGTTCAAGGTAGCCATCTTTAGCCCGATGTTCGGCGATAGGCTTTACCCATACTTCGACGAAGCACGCGACCTCGTAGCCTTTTCGCGTCAGTTCACGCGCAAAGACCGCGACCTCGTTACGCGCACCTACTTTGAAACGTACACCAAGGATAACCACTACTTATGGACGTGCAAAGGACTTGAAACCGCCACTTCCGGCAATAATTGGGAAATAGTGGAGGGCTACCCCAAGAAACTCACGATAGGCAAAATACCCGTGATTTACGCCAGCCAGCCACAAGTAGAATGGGAGGACGTGCAAAGCCTTATAGACAGATTGGAAAAACTACTTTCCAACTTTGCCGATACCAACGACTACCACGCAAGCCCCAAGATATTTGTAAAGGGCAGCATTAAAGGTTTTTGCCGTAAGGGAGAAGCCGGGGGCATTATTGAGGGCGAGGACGGAGCGGAAGCAACCTACCTATCATGGCAGAACGCGCCCGAAAGCGTAAAACTTGAAATAGACACGCTCCTGCGCATGATTTACACCATAACGCAAACGCCCGACATTTCATTTGATACGGTAAAAGGTATAGGAGCGGTTAGCGGCGTAGCCTTAAAATTGCTCTTCATGGACGCGCACCTCAAAGTACAGGACAAAAACGAAGTGTTTGCAGACTATTTGCAACGCCGTATAAACGTACTTAAAGCCTTCTTCGCCGAAGCCAACTTAGACTGGAAGCAAGCCGCCGACCACTTGATTATAGAACCAAAGATAACGCCGTACATCATCGAAGATGAACTTAGCAAGATAAATATTTTGCAAGCAGCCAACGGACAGCGGCAAATAGCGAGCCGACGCGCAACCGTGCAGCGTTTGGGCTGGGCAGACGATACGGACGAGGAGCTAAAGGAAATCGAAGCCGACGAAGCCAAAGAAAGCAGCTACCAGCAGGGCGAACCCACATTTTAAGCGCAAGCGTATCAAAACAACACGTTTTAAGACCATATAAGCGCGTTTTCGTGTTCAATGTGTATGTTTCCATACCCAAAGCAAGAAACGCGCTTATATGCCAAATCCAAAGAAAATAACTATGCCGGACAACGTAAGAAACCAGCTTATAATACAACTTCGCGGCTTTGACGCACGCCACTACGCCAATACCGAGCGGTACGCCCGGCAGATAGACCGCGTTTATAAGACAGCATGCGACGAGTACGCACGATTGGGCGCGAGTTTGGACGCACCCGAAGGCGAAGCCGTGTTTTCCTTCGACAAGTACCCACGCGCACGGAAGCAAGCGCAAGGCATCATGCAACGGCTCGCAAAGAAGGTGGAAAGCGTTATTACTTCCGGGACGCAAAGCGAGTGGCTGGCGGCGACATACAAGAACGACGCATTTTTAGGCTCTATTCTTCGCACTTCCAAGCTAACGAAAGAGGAGTTAGAGCAATACCAAGGCAGGAACTTAGAAGCCCTTAATACCTTCCAACGGCGCAAGGTTGAGGGCATGGGACTAAGCGAGCGCGTATGGAAACAAGCCGAGGACATGAAAGCCGCCATAGAATTAGGCATAGACGTAGCCATCGGCGACGGAAGGGATGCGCAGCAGTTAAGCCGCGATTTGCGCAGCTACCTCCAAGAGCCTAAACGCCTTTACCGCCGTGTTCGCGACAAGGGCGGCGTATTGAGGTTGAGCAAAGCAGCCAAGATGTACCATCCGGGGCAAGGCGTTTACAGGAGTTCAGCCAAAAACGCGCAGCGATTGGCACGGACGGAAATAAACATGGCTTACCGCGAAAGTGAGTTTTTGAGGTGGCAGAAGTTGGACTTTGTTGTAGGTTTGCGCATTTGTTTAAGCAACAACCACACGATAATGAACAGCAAGGGCGAACCCGTGCCTTTGGTGGATATTTGCGACGAGTTATGGGGCGATTACCCTAAAACGTTCAAGTTTGTAGGCTGGCATCCTCAATGCCGCTGTTACGTTGTGCCTATATTGTCAGACTACGACGAGTACAACCAAGACCGCGCCAACCGCTTAAAGGCTATTGTACGCGGCACAGCCTACAAAAGTCTGCCTTCACGCCGTTCTATTGTGGACGTTCCGCGCAAGTTCCGGGAATACATAGACAGCATATTAGAACGTTCCAAAGGTTGGAAGTCGCAACCTTACTACATTCGCGACAACTTTGTAGGCGGCAAGATTGAAGGAGGGCTTAACCCGATTATTCCAACCAAGACGATGAACACCATACAGCCCTGCACGGAGTTTGACGGACGTATCGCCATGCTTAAACGTTGGGCTTATGCTTTCGGCTTAGACCTTTCCAACGTGGAGAGCCTACGCACGGCAGGAAACCGCGCCGCGCTATTGGCAGAGGTGGAAAGGCTGGACGAGTTAGGAACAAAAAGGCAGTCGGCATGGCAAGACGCATATACCGAACTTTACTATTTTGCCCAAAACGAAGCTAAGGGCAACAAGGAGATTACGGACATTTGCGAGAAGGAACTGCGCGACAATGCTATTACGACTTCGCATTATTACGGAGATTGTACAAGCAAGCTAAAGGCGGCGTTTAGTGCAGTGGTGGCAAGACTTGCAGCAGTTGTAAACGCCAGCGGCGACAAGCCGCACCCAGCATTAAAGAAGAAATACACGACCGAAGCCGAAGTAGATGCCACTTTCAAAAAGATAAACGCAGGGCTTAAAGAAAAATGGTTTGAGAACGGCGACCTACAACTAATGGAGGAAACCAACCCCGGCAACAACGGCTCAACGTGGATGGACGGAAGAACATACCTTACAAAAGACCGTTTAGGCTACGTTAAGGCAGCGTTAGGCAAAATAGGCTCTAAGCGGTCAGCAGATATAACAGACGACGAAGCCGATGGTATGGCTACATTTTGGCATGAGATTACGCACAACAGAAACAAACGGGGTAACATGGTGCTTACAGACACCCAACGCAGCTACATGGAGTTAGCCAACGAGTTTGTAGCGCGTAAGACTTTGCCGGAGTTCTACAAAACTTTAGGCTGTAAGGAAACGCCACACCCACAATATATAACAAACCGCAACTCAACGGGATATAACCGCATGGTCAATAACTACGATTTCGTTATACAACGGTTAGGACTTGACGCCGATAAGGTTTTAGCAGCAGTCAGAAAGAATCTATACAACGAGGTATACAGCGACCAGCAGACAGGATTACGGCAAGGGCTTATAGATGGAGGTATTAAACGCGCAGACGGTAGCAAGGTTAAGATTTCCGAGCTAAACAAGATACTAAAGTATTGTAAGGACACAGGGCAAGGCACGTTAGAAAATTGGTTGAAGTCAAATGGATTTATAGCGAAGGGGAAATAAGAAGGAAGGGCTTAACTTGCTCTTCCTTCTTAGTCTATAATCAAGCCTTTTTTATTGGCTTCACTTGCACGCCTATTAAAGTCTGCCCACAATTCATCGCGCAATTTCTTTGCAGCTTTACAGAGTTCCCTATTATTAAGAATTTCTGCCAATTCTTCTATACCTTCCGCTTTCCCTATTGGGTGGCAGTCCTTTTTATACTTTGCTACCTTCTCTTTGTCAGAAGGGTTTACTTTGGTTATTCTTTCGATAATAGCGGCATCTTTGGTAAAGTCGAATACCGTTTTACCTATCAATTCTTTGTAATTCATATAGCGTATTATTTGAAGATTACGGAGCAAGCGACCAGCAGACCGAGAACGGCAGCAAGTGCAGAGATACAAGCAGCAATGGCTGTTACCTTATTCCAATTTATAGGATTTTGCAAACGTGGATTAAAGAAAATATAAGTTTCTCCGCTTTCAGTGAGGGCTGCATCAACAAGCCCGACCTCTTCCGACCAAAAGCCACGAACCAAGCCCTTTAGTTCAAGCGAACGCACAGCAGGGGCGAAAGCAAGTTTTTCTATTTGCTTTAGCTTGCTGCCGTCATTACGCTGTAGCCAGCGTAACACGCGCCTTTCTTCCTTTGTCAGTCGTACACGCTCCATATAATTGTATTGTTTGCACAAAGTTAGCCATTTTCAAGCATTTACGCAAATCTTTTTAGAGCCGCGAGCGGTACGACCATAACCAAACATAACCACACGGACGCAGCCAAGAACGGCAAAAATGGTGTAAACGTACCCAAACGTAACTATTTAGACTAAAATAATCTGGTATTTTGTTGTATAGTATTACAACATTTATTATCTTTGCACCAACAAAAGTACAAAACCAATGAACAGGAAAATTATAGCATATAAGGACTACTTTAACACCTTCTTTGCCGAACTTGACAAAGGGACACAAGACAAGGTATTATACGTTCTGATGCTGCTACGCACACAAGACCGCCTACCGACCAAGTTTATAAAGGCGATACGCGACGGGCTTTTTGAAGTACGGATAGAGTACAACAGCAACATCTACCGCATATTCTTTGTATTTGACGGTAACAAGATTGTAGTACTATTTAACGGCTTCCAAAAGAAAACCCAAAAGACACCAGCTAACGAGATTAAAAAGGCATTAAAACTAAAAGATGAATATTATGCAAGCAAAAGAGATTAAAAAGGATATTTACGACATTGACGCTTTGATAGATGAACGCTTTGGCAAGGAAGGAACGCCGGAGCGAGCCGAAGCGGAAGAACGCGCCTATACCTTCTATACGGGCGCGATAATTGAGGACGCACGGAAGAAAGCCAAGATTAGCAAGGCTGAATTAGCGCGGAGGTTAGGCACAGACCGCGCCTATATAACACGCATCGAAAGCGGACAGATAGAACCGAAAGTTTCTACCTTCTACCGCATAGCCGCCGCCCTCGGTTGTACCGTTGGACTTATTACGCCGATTGGCTGATACAGCAGCCAGCGCAGAACGACAAAGCCGCCGCGTTACATTGATACGCGACGGCTTTTGTATTTAGCAATAGCAAGAACTACTCAAAAGCTATTTCTTTAGTTGGGTAAGGTCACAGAAATGGACATAAAAAGTTTTTAAGTCATCAGAATAGCCAGCCATTACCGAAGCCTTTTTACCGAACCAATTAAGCGGCTCTTTTTCTTTGCTGTCCCCATAGTTCCGCATAAGCCATTTAATAACCTGTAGTTCTTCCGTGTTTCCTATCTTCACGAAAACAAGGATATTTTTTATAAGATAATTATCAACGTCTACAAATATAGCAAAAGGTACAGCATCCCCCATTTTATAACAGTCCTTCTTTAGGTCAAGTTCGCTAACCTTACATCTGAAACCGCCTTTTTCGGGCTTGTCCCCCAATAAATCAAGTTTTCGCAGATTGTGAGTAATTGAATCCCCTAACATAATATCCCCGAAACACGGATTAGCGTCAAGATACTCTATTGTACCTTTTTGTTGCGCCATTCCCAAGAGCGGAAGTAAGGCAAGGAGAAGAAAAAGTATTTTTTTCATCTGAATTTAGTAATTTTGCACCCACCGCCCGAAGCAAGTATTTCACTTAACCGCATAAAGAAGCGCGGACTATATAGGTTTACGTATTTGAGGCATCGCCAAACGCCTAACGAAAATAAACCGTATAGCCGCGCTTTGCCGTTATATTCAAGTATGGATATACGACTCCGCGCGTAAGGTTCATTTTTCGTTATTTGTGAAATTTGGCGATTTTCAAATACAAAAAACCTAACGCTTCCTTATGTTGCCCGGATTTCTCCCCGAACAACGCCACAAAATTACTAAATTATTTGCAGAACGCAAGCGAAAAACAGACACAGAGCGAAGAAAAAGCATGAAAACCACGATTTCAGAACGAAAAGTTATGCTTCCATATTCATTTATATAGATAAGCGGACATAAACGGAATATAACCGACACATAACCTAAGACAAACAAGAGACAACCAACACACAACCTAAAACAACCTACATACAACATAATTCAACCTAAAACAAGCTAAAACAACCTACATACAACCTAAAACAAGATAGCGTATTTTTAGCGTTTAGGTTGTTTTTAGTTGTTTCAAATTCTGCCTTCATTTGAAGCCAATAAGGGCGATTTGTAGAAGTTGGCAAAAAGCACGATTTACACGGCTTTGTACAGATGTTTTTTAGAATAGGCTGTAATTCATTGATACATAATAAGAAAACAAATACAAGCAAAAACAACCTAAAACAACTTGAAACAAGCTAAAACAACCTTATATCTATATCTATTATCTATATCTATTATATTGTTGTTGTCGTTGAAACGCGCACGCGCGTACACGCGAGAGCGAGGGAGCAAAAGGAGAAATAGCAAGAACAAACCATTTTCGCGCCTTCACGAAAATGGCAGAAGCAGGGGCAACAGACAAAACGCGGCAGCTTGCAAGCCCATAGAGAGCAAAAACAAACTTCCACAACAAGGGCGACACCAGCCATAACACGACAAAAGCCGTACAACACCATAACAAGCCCTAACACGGCGTTTTTTGTATTCAAGCCGATAGAGAGAACACCGAAAGAAAAATAATGCCTTAGAACGCAGAAAAAAAACGGCTTAACCGAAAAAGCAACTTTAAGGGGTATTTTTGCAAAGTGGCGAAGTGTTGGCGAAGTGTTTGCCGAAAACTTTTGCTAATCGTATCGCCTTAATACGCTACCTTTGCAAAGAAAAATTAGTTTTCAATAGTTTATGAACGAATTACAAGAAAAGATTTTAGCACTACTTGTGGCTAAGTTCCAAGGCGTGCGTAAAGACGGTTTGCAGCAGTTGGCAGCCGCTATCGGTTTACAGGTTGCAAGCGAAGAAGAAGCTAACCAAGTCGTAGATAAACTTACCGCCGACAAGGTGAACGGATTTGTAACGGAATGGCGGAGGACAGCCGACGCGGAGATTAAGAAGGCTAACGACACCTACGAAGAAGGGCTTAGACGTAAGTACGACTTCAAGGAGAAGAACACGCCCGACCCTAATCCTGCGCCCGACCCCAACAAGCCAGCAGACGGCGGAGCGGTGACGCTGGACGCGATAAGCAAACTTATTGACAGCAAGCTGAAGGGCGTGCAAGACAGCATTACCACGCTTAACGCCGATAAGGTGGCTACTTCGCGACGTGAACTATTTGTAGCCAAGTTGGACGAAGCAAAGGTAGACGGGCGGCAGCGTGAAATGATGCTGCGCAACTTCGACCGCGCTAACACCACGTTTGCCAACGATGACGATTTCAACAGCTACCTAACAGAAGTGCAAGGCGACATCGCAGCTTTGCAGCAGGAACACGCCGACAGCGGACTGCAAGGACACGAAAAGCCCATCTTTGGAGCCGTGAACAAAGACGGGATTAGTAGCGGCGTAGCAGACTACATTAAGGCGCGTACCGCAGAGAGTGAGAACAAAACCCTAACGGGTAAGGAAGTCTAACGTAAAAATTCCACAAAAATGGGTTTAAGAATAGACCGTAAGAAAGACAAGCGCGTAGTACACGCTTGTACGCACAATTTGGCGGATATTCCGAACGGTGTAACCGTTTGTTCCGCCGACCTCGTAGCTGGTGGAGTATTGCAGGAAGGCACGGTTATCGGTAAGGACGAAGCCGGGCTTTTCCACGCAGTTAAGACAGCGCGAGTAACAGAAGCAGCGACCAACGCCGCCACTTCCTACAAAGTGGCTAAAGGTCATCACTTCAAAAAGGGCGATTTCGTGATGCTTAAAGTAGGCGGCAAGGCTTACGCCGTTACAGGCATTGACAGCAGCGAAGCGACCCACGACACAATAACCGTAGGCACTACCCTCGGCGAAGTCGTGAAGGTAGGCGACGCACTTGTAGAAGCCAAGGCACAAGCAGCCAGCGGCGCAGCCTTCAAGTACAAGCCGAAAGCCATGACGGGCGACGGCTACGACGTGGAAGCCCTTAACAACCATTTCGTAACAGCCGTTACTATTGGTCAGTTCAAAGAGAGTGTTATCCCGGCAGTAAGCGACGATATTAAAGCCGCGCTTCCCGGTATTGTCTTAATTTAACGTGAGTAAGTTATGATAGGAACTTTAATGCGCGGACTTAACGAACGCGACATGCAAGCCGTTATCAATACATACGACTTGAAGCCCTACTACTACCCTACGCTTTTCCCATTGAAGGAAACCTATACTTTGACGTGGAAGGCGTTGGAAACGCAAGTAGGCTTAAAGATTGCCGCCGATTTGGTAGCAAGGGGCGCGACCATTGACACCAAGACGCGCGAAGCAATTCAGCGCATACAGGGCGATATTCCCAAGATTGCCGTAAAGCGCACCAAGAACGACGAGGAACTGAACGACTACGACATCATGGTAGCCATGACTTCGCAGAACCCCGACCTTCGCGCTTTGGTGGACGCATGGGCAGAAGATACCAACTTTTGCTGGACAGCCGTAGCCGCCCGTTTGGAGTGGATGGCGTTACAGTCTATCTCGTTGGGTAAGATTACGCTTTCAAACACCAACAACGTAAGCGTAATTAGCGAATACGACGTAGATTATTTGCTGCCAGCCGACCAGAAGGTAGGCTACGCAACGGGTTCGGCAAATTGGGCGACTTCCACATCAGCGAAGCCGATTACCAAGGACTTTAAGGCTGTCGTTAAGGCAGCTAAGAAGAAGGGGCATAACTTGAAGTTTGCCTTTATGTCGCTTGATACCTTCGCAACCTTTACGGAGTGTGAGGAGGTACAGAAAATTTGCGCTTCGTTCGCAGCCAACGCGCTCGGCATCCAGCAGACCCCAAGCGTAGAGCAAGTAAACACAGCCCTTCGCGGTTTGTCTTACCTTCGCGGTTTGCAGATTGTCGTAATAGACCAAGACATTACTATCGAATTGGGCGACGGTAGCCGACCATTCAGCGGCAACCCATTCGCCGAAAACGTGGTAATGTTCAGCGAAAGCAAGGTTTTGGGGCAGACCTATTGGAAGAAGCCAGCGGACATGAACGTAAAGGGCTCAGCCGCTATTAAGGCTTTGAACGGTCACACGCTTATCAAGAAGTTTGCCAACGAAGAGCCGTTAGAGGAGGTAACAATGGGTATTGCTAACGCTTTCCCTGCGTGGCTTTCTTCTTCGCGTTCGTGGCTGCTTTCAACCAACAGCGCGACATGGAATCACTAACCACAACCGGGAGGGCTTGAACCCACAAGTAAAAGCCCTTCCGGGTTTAACCCTTTAGCTTATGACATACAAAGAATGGTTTTCCCGTACCGTTTCACGCTTTGGAGTTGAAGGCGGCGACGTGGATTTAATGTTAGCCAACCAGCAAGACGCGATACCCGACCCGGACGCGGAAGTAGATACAACAACCGCAAAACGCGCCCTTTGTAAGGAGTTCGGCTCTATTATTCCACTTGCCAACGTCAGCGAAGGCGGTTATTCCGTTTCGTGGAATTGGGAAGCTATAAAGTTTTGGTATAATCAGACTTGCAGCGAATTGGGCATTACGCCAATGACTACGCCAAAGGTCAGAAACAGAAGCAACAGATGGTAACGGACGTAATAAACCGACAATACCCCCACTACCTCTACAAGCGCACCAGCGGCGGCGAAGCCGTGCAGGACGCTAACGGCAGCTGGCACACCAGCGGCGGCGCGTGGACTTTACACAGCCGATGCCGTGAGGAAACCAACGGTAAGGGTACGCAGATGCAGGCTGCAAGCGGAAAGTTTGTTACGTTCGCGTCGCTTATCCAAATACCCGTAGGAGTTGAGAGAATACCCGAAGGGACGGAAGTAGCGATAGCGGATGAGCCGTTAGAGCCTTCGGCGTTGCTTGACCAAGAGAGCATGACAGAAGCTAAGATTACGGGAAAGGTTAGGATTTCGGGCGAGTGCTTGAAGTTCGACAAAGGTAGGTTACATTCAAGATTATGGGTATAACGGCACAATTCAAAAGCGATATAGACAACTTGTTTAACCTTCTTCTGAAGGAGATAGACAAGCAGATAATAGAAAGCCTTTGCCGTGTTGGAGAGGAAGCCGTTAAGTTGGCACGCCTTCCACACGAGAACGACTGGACAGACCAAACGGGCAACCTTCGCTCGTCTATTGGCTACGTTGTTTTCGTGGACGGCAAACAGCACGCTATGAGTACGTTTGACAACGTACCGCCAAACGGCGAGCGCAAGCAGCCAAAGAACGCCATTTACAACGGCTCTAACGTAGGCTACGAACTTGCCAAGCAAGTCGGACAGCAAACGCAAGGCTACGCGCTTGTGGTAGTAGCTGGCATGAACTACGCGGTTCACGTTGAGAGCAAAGGGCGCGACGTGCTTACATCAGCCGAGAAACAAGCAGAGAAGAACATCGCCAAAGAATTAGCCGATTTAGTTACTAACGTAAAGAAAGCATTTGAGTAGTGAAAAATTGCAGTTCCATAGATACGGACGATATTCTGTACAAGATTGTAGCGGAAGCCGTGAGTACGGGAGTAGTGAATATTTCCGGCATCGTTTGCACGCAGGGCGAACGCCCCGATGACAGCGAAACTGAGGATATAGTTATAAACACCATAACCGTAACACACGACAAGCCACAAACGGGAACTTCCAACGTAAACATCTACGCATCCGACCTAAAGGTAAAGATACGCGGAAAGGAACAGCGGAAGGCAGACCGGGAACGGCTGCGCGAGATTGGGGACGCACTTGTAAGCTACTTAGACATGCAGAATATAGCCGACCTTGAATTTTGGATCGAGAGCGACATCGTATTACAAGAGCAACAAGTAAACCAGCACTACCGTAACATACGGATAAGTTGGAACATTCATTAAAACAGAAATAACATGAATATCGTAACATTAGGTTTAGCCGCGATTTTAGGCAAGTCCGGCGAACCAGCAAAAGCCGACTTCACGCAAACCGGGTACACAAAATTCGGTTTAACCTACGAGGACACCGCGAAGATGGCGCAGGAGGACGGAGAAAGTACCGAGTTCTACGCAGAGGAGGAAGACGACGCAATAGAAGAAATTTCTAAAGCAGGAAAGATTACGTTTTCTTTTTCCGTTATGAACCCCACGCTGGAATGTCTTAAACGACTTTTCGGCGGCGAGGTAGCAACCGACGTATGGGCATACCCCGACGCAGAAGCACAGGTAGAAGAATCGCTTATCATTCTTCCTAAGAAAGGCTTAAAGTTCCAAGTTCCACGCGCCAAACTTAAAGCCAAGTTTAACGGCGAGTTTTCAAAGAAAGGCTTACTTCTCATTGAAGTAACGGCAACAGTTATGAAACCTACTACATCGGGCTTGAAAAAGTTGTATGTAAGCAAGGTTTCAGACCAAGACAAAGCCAACTTGCAAGCAATGGTAGAAACCAGCAAAGAAGTAAAATCCTAACCGAGCTACAGACAAACCGATTATCAACCGAAAGCCCCGTTACATTGTTTTCGGGGCTTTCTTCGATTAAAGCAGCATGGAGAACGAAAAGTTAGACAACCTTACACGCGAGCAAGGCGAGTTAAGACAGATGATAAACGAAGGCGTTACTTTCGATATTGAAGTAATCTACCGCAAACGGAAGCCCGGCTTTTGGGGTTTTTTCCGAAAGCGTGAGCAAGTGAAGGAAAAGAAGGTTTTCCGAATAGCCGAACCGACCCTATCCACGCTTGACCGCCTTAGTTTGCTTTGGCTTGAAATGACGATAGACGAAACCAAGCTAAACGATGATGACTATTTAGCGACCGCGAAGCAGTTGGCAAACAAGGAAGCCAAGAAACTCGCCAAAGTGGTAGCTACCGCCGTTTTAGGTGAAGATTACTACGACGTGACCAACAAAGGCGGCTACTTTGTACGCAAGCCCAACGAAAAGCGTTTAGCCCGGCTTACTTCGCTATTCAGTCACAGCGTAACCCCTTCGCAACTTCTTACGCTTGCCATATTGATAACAAACGTAAGCAACTTAGGGGATTTTATAAACTCTATAAGATTGATGAGCGCAGCACGCACAAGCGACCCGATAACAAATCTTATAGAGGAACAGGGCTAAGAAGTCCGCACGGCAGACGGGGCTCGGTGTGTTCGCACTTCGGCTGGACGTTGGACTACCTCCTGCACGGCATACCGTGGGGGACGGTGCAAAGGATGCTAATAGACGCGCCCGGAGTTGAGGACGAGGACACGAAAAAGGAAGATACCGAAATAGTGCTTACGGACGACAACGCGGACGAGGTAATGAAAATTATAAACAGTTTCAACCGATGAACATACAAGGCGGCGGTTTGTCCTTCGAGATTTCGGGAACAAACAAACAACTTTTGCAAGTACTAAGCGAGAGTAAGAAGGCTATCCAAACGTTCAGCACGGAAGCAGTGAAGGGCGGCAAGGATATAGAAAAAGTCTTTGAAGCGGCGAAAGCGGCGATAGACAAGGGCTTTAGACAAATAGACACCATTGTAGACACCAACGACGCGGCGATAAGGAAACTTAAAGCGCAGTACAACGAATTGGGTAAGGCACTAAACACAGCCTACATGACACCCGGAGCGGAAAAGGAATTTACCAACATTCAGAACCGCCGCCGCGAGTTGGAGAAAGAAATTAAAGTACGCCAGCAAATTATAAACGAAGCAGGACAGCAAGCAGACGCGCTGCTGAAGGAGGAACAAGCCCTAAACGAACGCAAGGCGGCTTTAGACAACATGAACAACAAGTACGAATCCATCCGTACCCAGCTACGCAAGGCGAAGGAAGAACTTATGCAGATGGCGGCAGCAGGGAAGCGCGGAACGGAGGAGTACGCCAAACAGCAGCAGGAAGTAGCACGCCTTACAGCCGCCATGAAGTCGGCAAACAAGCAAGCTACCGTATTGGCAAACCCTAACAAGATGTTTGCCGGGGTTATTAGTGGCTTGACGCTTATGACCAGCGGCTACCAAGCCGTAACGGGAGCTATGGGACTTTTTGCAGGGGAAAACGAGAACTTACAGCGCATCATGGTAAAGGTGCAGAGCCTAATGAGTATAACGATGGCTTTGCAAACAGCCTATACGCAGCTTAACAAAAATAGTGCCTTCCAGCTTGTATTAGTAGCCAAGGCAAAGGACATGCTTACCGCAGCAAACGCACGGCTTGCTGCGGCTTTGGGCATTTCAACAGCAGCAGCAACTGCTTTCATGGCTGCTATTACGTTGGGGCTTTCAGCAGCCATAACGGGAATAATCTATCTTATTTCTAAGTTCAGCAAGGAAACAAACGAAGCCACCGTTTCAACGTCAGCAATGCGCAAAGTTTTTGAGGAATACCACGATGCGACAGCAACTAAAAGCGCAAATTTGGTAGGAAAGTTTGCCGAGCTTCGCAACGAATACATGAAATTAAAAACACAAGCCGAAAAAACGGAATGGATAAAAGCCAACCAAAGCGCGTTAAACGGGCTTGAATTGGCAGTGTACAACGTGAAGGACGCAGACGATGTTTTTATTAACAATACGCCAAAGGTAATAAAGTCGTTGGAGTTACGCGCCAAGGCTATGGCATTACAAGAACTACAAACGAAGGCATACGAACAGTATTACAAACAAGTTATTAACGCGGATAATACCGTAAAAGGCGGAGGTTTTTACAAAAAAATGAAAAGTGGAAGCTACTTTACAGCTAACGGGCAGATGCCCGACGAATGGAAAAAGGCTGGAGTAACAGACAAAGAAGCCAACTACCAATGGGGCGGCGGTCAAAGTGGGGCTGGTATGTTCAAACCTACGCAAGCCGCAATAGATAAGATTAACGCATACCGTATCCAGCAGGCAAGAAAAACAAACAACACCATCCACACCCAAGCGCGTGCGGATTTGAACAAAACCGTTGAATACGTTGAAAACGAACTGAAGCTAACAGATAAGGAAATAGCCGCGCTTAATATCTTGAAGGCTGGAGGGAGCGGAAGCAAAAAGGGAACAAAAGAAAATACAGGAGGTAGTAAAACCACAAAAGACCCATACGCGGAAGAATTAAAGACACGAAAGGAGCTTTACGCCAAGTACCTAAAATGGGTAACGAGCGAGGACAAGACCGTAAGGGAAGCCGCACCAACCGAGTTTGCCGCCCTTCTCAAAGGCGGTACAAGCTACTTAGACTATTTGGAGAAACAACGCACAAGCATCGAAAGCAAGGCTAAGAAAACCGCTACCGATTTGAAGAACCTATCAACGCTTAACAACGAAATAGCGGAAGCCACGAAAGAAGCCGTACTTTCAGACTTCGACGCGCAGCTAAACAAGGAGCTGGAGCAGTGCAAGACCGTAGGCGAACAGTTGGCAGTAATAGCCAAGAAGCGCGAGGAATTGAAGAACGACAACTCCGACGTAGACAACGCCAAGAAGGAACGTTTAGACACCAAGGAAACGGACACCAAGGAACAGGCGAAGAAGGAAACCGCCGAACTTCTGAAGGAATACGCAGGCTATCTCCAAGAAAAGTTAGACTTTGAAGAGAGCTACGCCCGTAACCGCGAACTTTTGACAAAGCAAGCAGCCGAAGCATCCACCGAGGAAGAACGGAAGGTAGCCGAAGCCGCGTTAGCAGCTTTGGAGAAGAAACGCCAAGAATACGCCAAGCGCAGCGGAAGCGAGCAGTACGACAAACTTTTAGAGGAATACCAAAGCTACCAGCAGAAGCAGACCGCAATACAAGAGAAGTACAGCCAGCAACGCGCGGAAGCCGAGAAACAAGGCAACTTAGCCATGATTTCACAGATAAACGCCAAGGAGCAGGAGGAACTAAGCAAACTTGCAGCTTCACGCCTTATGGCTACCGAAAGTTGGAATCAGTTGTTTAGCGACATTTCGCGCCTAAGTAGTTCCACGATAAAAAAGCTGTTGGAGGACATAAACAACAAGAAAGTAAACCTTTCCGCACAGTTCAACCCGACAGACCTAAAGGCGATTAACGACCAACTTATGAACGCGCGTAACGAGTTGGAAAAGCGTAACCCCTTCCTGTCGTTGAAAAACAGCCTTTCGGAACTTCGCACAGCGATGAAAGCCGAAAAGTTGTTAGAGAGCGATGACCCGTTTGTAAAGAGCTTGCAGGAAAAGAAGAAGCAATACCAAGACTATACGGACGCGGTAAACAGTTCCGACGATATATTAGCAGGTTCAGCAAAGGACGCATACGCCGACCTTCTTAGCCAAGGTTCGACCTACATAGACTTCCTGCGCCGCAAGATAGCCGAACTTAACAAGCAGAAGGTAGAACTAAAGATAACCACTGAGGGCGAAGAGCAGCTAAACGTACTTCAAGCCGCGTTAGATAAGGAAACCGGGCAAACCAAGAGCGTAAGCCAAGGTTTTAAGGATGCCTTCAAGAGTATAGGCAGTAGTATAGACTTCGTATCGGGATGCTTCGATAGTGTTGTAGGCGGCATTAAGAAGATGGGCATTTCGATGGATGAGGAAACGGAAGCCATATTAGGCGACATAGGCGGCATGATGGACGGAGCGAGCCAACTTGCAAGCGGCATCGCTACGGGCAACCCGTTAGGCGTTATTCAAGGTTCAATAGGTTTGCTTTCGTCAGCCTTCGACCTGTTCAACTTCCGCGACCGCAAAGCCGAGAGGTCAATCAAACGACACCAAGAAGCGGTAAAGAAGTTAGGCTACGCTTACAACGAGTTGGAACACGCCGTAGATAAGGCGTTAGGCGAAACCGTCTATCAAAACCAAAGCGCGGTAATACAAAACCTTCGCGCCCAGCAAAACGAGATACAAGGCATGATATCAGACGAGAAGGGCAAGAAGAAAAGCGACAAAAACCGCATAGCCGAATGGGAAGAGCAATACCGGGAAGTCGGGCGGCAAATTGAAGATATAATAGACGATATAACGCAGAGCATTACGCAGACAACGGCAGGCGACCTCGCCAACAACTTAGCCGACGCACTTGTAGAAGCGTTTGAGGGCGGCGAGGACGCGGCAAAGGCTTTCGGCGATGTCGCTAACGACGTGCTTAAAAACGCGGTCAAGAATGCGCTAAAATTGCAGTTCTTAGAGAAGCCATTACAGAATGCAATAAAACAGCTTCAAAAAGATATGGGCTTCGACGAGGAAGGAAACGGCACTTTCGACGGACTAACAGAAGCCGAGCAAGCGCGGTTTAAGAACGCCATAAAGGAAGCCGGGGCAAACTTCGCAGCCGCGATGGATATGTATAAAGACTTGTTTACGGATTTGGATAATACCGACCCTTCCACACTAAGCGGCGCGATTTCCAGCGCGAGCCAAGAAAGTATAGACCTATTGGCAGGACAAACGAACGCGGTACGGCAGAACCAAGTAACAAGTATTCAGCTAATACGGGAGCAGCTTATGCACCTCGCAAACATGGATAGAGGTATAGGCGTAATAGCCGACCGCGTACAAAGTATTATAAACCACCTTACGACAGCAGCCAGCGACGATAACGGGCTACGTTCACAAGGTATAACAGACTAAAGGCATGGAGCAAAAGGAACTAAAGAAAAGATTAGCGGCAGAAGCCAAGGAAAAGGGCATTTGCCGCGAGTGGTACGAGTTCATCCTAAACGCGCCTTCTAAGGAACGTTTGCTAACGCTATTCGTTAAAGGTTTGGACTTTTGCGTAGAAAACGACTATCCATCCGCGCAGCTTCGCGCGGAGTTTGCCGGGCTACGCCAGCACTTCGGCATCTTCATGAGCGACCACATCAGCGTAAAAAGCGGTAAGTACGTTATAGCCTTCGGCACGTCAGAGGGCAAGGCAAATTATAGCGGCTTCGACGTGGCGCAGATTTGGGCGCGTGAGGACACACGGCTGGGGGTAACGGCAACCGATAACGCGGTAGTCTGCATTGAGGTAGCAGACAGGGCGCAAGTAACGATAACAGCAAGCGGAGCGGCTCGCGTTAGTGTGTTCCTTCACGGCGGAACAATAACCAAGAACGCGACCGACAAAGCTACTATTAAAGTCATTGATAAAAGCGAATAATTATGGCAACAGAGAATAACGTTATACTTAACCTTCCGTTTGACGAAGCCAGCGGCTCGCAAGTGGCATACGACTACGCGCAGAACCGCCACGACGCAACGGTAACTGATTGTACATTTGTAACGGGAAAGCAGGGTAACTGCATCCATTTTGACGGAAGCGGACACGCCGACATAGACAACGACGTAGTACGGCTTTCGGGCAACTTCACTATTATTGCGTGGATTAAAGCCGGGAAGTACGAGGACGGATGCACGGCAAGGCGTGTAGGTTTGTTTTGCAATACCGACCAAGTGGAGGGCTACAGCGAAAGCTGGATAGACATAGAACCCGATAGCTGGGGTTACTACGCGGTCAGAAAGCAGGGCAACGCGGTAAGCATCTATTTAGACACGCAGCTAATAGACAGTTTCATCCTGCCGACCACCTTAACGGGAGTAGCTTTAGTGCAAGACATTTACGGCACAGAAAACGGCTACGGCGATTTGGACGAGCTGAAAATCTACGATGTTGCGCTAAGTGAAGCCGAGATAGCGGAAGAACTTAACAACATTTCGCAGCTTGAATACTTCTTATGCGGCGTTAGCTTTAACGACCTTGATTTACATGTAGAAAGTTCTACGGGAGTGTTAGACCTTCCAAAGCTAAAGACACCTACCTCCGTAGATTGGGCTGACTACCATGGCGAGGTAATAGACCTTAGCGAAAAACGCTACCAAGCACGCGAAATAACGCTTAACTGTTGGCTTCGCGCAAAGGGTAAGATGGACTTCACGGAGCGAGTAAACCGCGTGTACGACATTCTTAGACAGGACGGAACGCAACGCCTTATGATTTCGATACACCCTACTAAGCCACTTGTTTACGAGGTTTACTGCGAAGATGGCGTAGCACCTTCCAAACGTTGGCACGACGATAAGATGATAGGTACTTTTTCGTTGAAGCTAAAAGAACCCGACCCCGTTAAGCGAGTGATACGCCACCAGCGCATGAACTACGCCACCAGCGAACTAAAGATAGAGCTAAAGAGCGACAAGATGATTACTATCTATTGGGGCGACGGAGAGGTAACGGCGGACGTTTACGGCGACTGCACGGGCGACAACGCGATAAAGCACACCTACGCGGACAACGGCATCTATTACGCCATTGTCGGCGGTGTAATTGAAGAGATAACCGAATTTTCCACTAACGGCATCGTAGTATGGAACAAATTATAATTTACCACCCGGACGGGACGGCAATACCGCTAATAAGTAAGAAGAACGTTAGCGTAGTGAGTAAGGCGACACAGAAAACCGCCTTACTTTCTGATGACGTTATAAGTATTACCGTTTCGTCCGCCGTGCCTTTAGATTTGCGCATCGGCGACACAGCACGCATTTACGGCAAGCCCTACAAACTTAACCAACTACCCGAACCGACAAAGAACGGCGAACGCCGCTATTCCTACGAGTTACGGCTGGAGGGTTTGCAGTACGATTTAATTGATGTTCATTACCATCTGCCCGAAAACGCATACGGAGAAACATTCTACGCAGACCTTAAAGGGCATTTAGCTGTATTGGTTTGGAACATTAACCGCATTTACCCGAACAAATGGGCGTTAGGCGAGTTCCCGGAAGATACGGACTACAAGAACATCACGAACAGCGAGAAAAACGCCCTCCAAGTGTTGCAGGAGCTTTGCAGCGACTACGGCGTAGAATTTGAGATTACCACAGACGGGAAGCACCACACGCTCAACGTAAGGAAGCAAGTAGGCATAACGCACGCCTTTACGCTTCGATTTGGGCGCGGTAAGGGGTTGTACCAGCTTGCACGTAAGAACGTGAACAACGCTGGGATAACAAACCGCCTTTACGTTTACGGAGGTACGGAGAACTTAGGAAGCAATTACGGACATACGAAGTTGTGCCTTCCGGGTACTACGCGGCTTTCTTCATTTCTTGAAGATAAGGAATCTATCGGCATTTACGGAGTTAAGGAGGGCGAAAAGAACTATTCAGACATTAAGCCCCAGCGTGTAGGCACGGTTACGGCTTTAGGTAAGGACGTTATTACATTCGTGGATGAAACGATGTTCGACATTAACGCGAAGGATAAGGACGGCAAAAGTACAAAGTACCTAATAGCAGGAACGAACGCTAAGATTAAGTTTGAAAGCGGACAACTTGCCGGGTACGAATTTGATTTGCACACCTACGACCATGCTACGCACACATTCGTAATAAACAAGTTTACGGACGATAACGGCATGGTTTTCCCGTCAGAGGAAACGGCAGCCTTCCAAATTCAGAAGGGCGACAAGTATAGCATTTTCGACATAAACCTCCCCGACGAGTACAGGACGAAAGCAGAAAAGGAGTTAGCCGAGGAAGCAACGAAATACCTCCCGACCGTCAGCCAACCGCAAGTAAGCTACAAACTATCGCTTACTGAAGGTTTCTTTACGCAGCTTTGGGGCAAGGACACGGCAACGGAGGTTTTACACGTTGGTGACTTCATAAAGATAGAGGACGAGCAAATAGGCGTAAGCAAAGCCGTAAGGATAACGCAGATAGACCGCGACCTCTTGAAACGCCACAGCTACGACATCACACTAAGCGACACCGTAACCAAGAGTACGACGGTAAAGGTTATAAACAACTTGCAGGAGATTAACGAAACGATTGCTATAAACAAGTTGGCAGACCCGACCAAGGCTCGCAGAAAGTGGAGGGCAACCCAAGAACTTCTAAGCATGGTATTCGACCCCGAAGGCGACTATTACAGCGAGAAGATAAAACCGCTTTCCATTGATACGCAGATGTTGAGCGTAGGCGCGAAAAGTACGCAGTTCACGCTGTTAAACGTTACCTTCCAACCGAACTACAACGGCGACGCAAATACGCTTTACGTTTCGCCCGGACGATTGGCACACTACGCCATAGACCCCGAAGGCGTGAAGTATTGGCTTTTGGACGGCGCGACGTTTGCCGAACTTGACACGAATACGGCATACTACATCTACGCCCGATGCTCCACAACGGAAGCAAGCGGCGTTATAACGCTTTCCACAACGGCAAAGGCAGTTTGTAGCGAAGTAGGCTATTATAATTTCCTTATAGGTGTGCTTAATTCAGTCGTGACAGACGCAGACGGAGGCAGACCCGGAAGAATTGTTAGCCTTACTTACGGAAGTTCTACAATTAACGGGCGTTTTGTCAGAACGGGACGAATTGAAAGCAACGGCGGCGGTAAGTGTTACTTTGATCTGGATAATGACGAGATAGGCGGCGTTATTCATTTTGTCAGCAGCGACGGAACTACAAAGAACGTTTCGGACGTTGATGACAAGACAAACGAAGTAAAGGACTACATTAACAACACGCTGCCCGGTATCCTTAACGGCATACAAGAGCAGATAGACGGAGTAATAGAACAATGGTTTTACACTACCAACCCTTCACCGCTTTACGATAAGCCGACAGCAGAAGCAGCAGAGCCGAACAGCGAATGGACTACGACCGAGGAAAAAGAAAAGCATTTAGGCGACTTGTTCTATAACACCGATACGGGCAAGGTGTGGAGATACGTCAAGAAGAAATGGGCGGCAGGAACAGGAGCGCGACCCAAGACAAGTTACTGCTGGCAAGAACTGCAAGATACCGAGCTATCCCAAGCGTTGGCACTTGCAAAAGACGCTTTAGCGACAGCCAACAAGAAGGCGCAGATATTCGTAGCCACACCGACAACACCGTATTACGTTGGCGATTTGTGGGTACAAGGTTCTACGGGCGACATCCTACGATGCAAAATCGAAAGGCTTGAAGGCTCGTTTAGTGCTTCAGATTGGGAAAAGGCAAGCAAGTACACAGACAACAGCGAGCTGACGAACTTTATAAACAACAATTTCGCGAACACGGTAAGCGACCTAACCACCCAAATAGATGGTAAAATAGAAAGTTGGTTTCAGACGACAGACCCTGCAAGTAGTTGGACGTTTACAGAGAAAGCAAAGCACGTCGGCGATATGTGGTACAATACCCAAACTAAGGAACTAAATAGATATCGTAAGATTACGATACACAGTTCAAGCTCTTCATTTTCAAAAATAGAATATTTGTGGAGTAAAATAGAAGATAAAACCGCGTTAGACGCATACGACGCAGCCAGCAAAGCGCAGGACACAGCAGACGGGAAACGGCAAGTTTTCGTAAGTCAGCCTTACCCTCCTTACGATATAGGCGACCTTTGGCTCACGGGCGACAGCACGAACGGACAGCTAAAGCGATGCGCAACAGCAAGGGCTACGGGTTCTTTTGTGGCTAACGATTGGGTAATAGCAACCTATTACGACAATACACAGACCACAATAGATGGCGGCATAGTAACAGCCGGAACGGTGCAGCTTGCTAACGGCAATTCACAAAGTATTGTAGCTGGCATCACGGGCGGCGAAACAGAAGCAGCCAACACCAGCGAAGAACGCAAAGTTAGAATATGGGCTGGAACGAGCAAGGAAAACAGATTTACCGCGCCCTTCCGAGTTATGCAAAATGGAGAGCTTCATGCTACGAAAGCGTTTATCGAAGGCGAAATTAACGCTACAAGCGGCATTTTTAGGGGCAAGGTTTACGCAACGGACGGAGAGTTTAACGGCAGCATAAACATCGGTAATGGTGCAATAAAGCTAAACAAAGATGGTAGCGGCTCTTTGGGTAACGGTGCTTTGACGTGGCAAGCGGATTACGGCGTTATGACAATAGGAACATTACAATTAGGACAAGTTTGGGGATTTAACCAACTTTCAGTATATGCCAACTATAACAACGATATAAACGCCTCCGCTGCTTTGGTTTTTCTTGATATTCCAAGCAAGGAAACCGTAAAACTTCCTTTGAAGCCAAACAATTCAAGGATGTACACCATCGTAAACCGCACAAGCTACCAAAAGAAGATAAACGGGAACGGTGCAAAAATATGGTGGCGTTCGCAAGTCAGTTTAGGAAATAATAATTATAGCAACAAAAGCGAAGGTGACGAATATATGTTAGGAGCATTCGCAACGATAACGCTAATGTTCGACGGAAAATGGTACATCGTAGCAGAGCGATAGCAAAACTTTTCGTTTAGCGGCATGATAAAGTAGATTTCTTCACTCAAAAAGTAGATTTCTAAGGCAAAAAGTAGATTTGTACGCGAAAATTCACGGCTTCGCGTACAAACACTTCGCCAACATTTCGCAGCGTATCAAAATAACACGAAAGGTTTATACCTTTGCAAAGTCAATTATTAAAAACGACAGATTATGCAGAACAGAAACGGCGACCAAGTGAGCGCACAAATATCAGTAGCCGGGAAGGTGGACTTTTCCGGCGGCAGCTTCCGCAAAGATACCCCGTTTTGCTTGAAGAACGACGGAGAAACGGCGGTAACGCTTGAAGTGAACCTTTGGGGAATGCCCGAAGGCGAGTTTATAAGCACGCGATTTGAAACAGGCTGGAATCCCGAAATTATACGCGAGATAAAAGCCACAAGTATAACTAACGCCCTTGTTTGGGGCTATTAAAACATACTATTATGGGCATATTCATAGGCATAGGCAACACGAAGCCTACATTTCCTTACGACTACTATTATGGCGTGAAGATTGACTTAAACGTAGCAGACCCGGCACTCGTCAGAGTGGGCAGACCCGAACTGCACGTTTCGTTACCCGTTCAGTCGTTGATGCGCCGCTGTTTGCTTGACGACGAAGGCAAGGTAACGGCATACTTGCATCCGACAGACAGCACGAAGACAGACACGGGCGCAGCCGCCGACCTTACGGGAGCTTCCGGCATGGTCATGGTGGAGATACCCAAGCACTACCGTAAATTCGAGTTTGACGGGCAGACCGTAACCGCGCTTATTTCGTTGTACCCCCTTCCGGGCTTCCATGTCGTACCGAAGATGTACCGCAGCGCATACGAAGCCACGGTAGACCGCACGGCATCGGCTACGCCAAAACTTGCAAGCGTGGTAAACACTACCGAAGCCTTCCGGGGTGGAAACAATAACGCCGCATACGATGGAACGTATAGAACCTTCCTCGGGCTTCCGGCTACGCAGATTTCATTAACCAACTTCCGCAAGTACGCACGAAACAGAGGAACGGCAGGGCTTAACGGCGCAGGGTGGAACTGCGACCTTTACGCCGCGCAGCTTGCAACATATTGGCTTTACGTCATTGAGTACGCCAACCTTAACAGCCAAAAGGCATTTAACGCAGAGCCTACAAGCGAGGGGTACAAGCAGGGAGGACTTGGCGACGGCGTTACTACATGGAACGGCGATTGGAATACCTACAACGGCTATTACCCAATTATTCCATGTGGCGTAACAAATTCGTTGGGCAACCGCACGGGAGTAGTAGAACACACGGTAAGCAACGGCGACAAGATTAGCAAGACGTTTAACGTACCTTCATACCGAGGAATAGAAAACCCGTTCGGGCATATTTGGTCATGGACGGACGCCTGCAAGTGTGAGATACAGAGCGAAACGGACGGAGGGCTGGCTAAGTTCTACGTTTGCGACGACCCGGCAAAGTTCCAAGATACCAGCTATAACGACTACCAGCAGCGCGGATTATTATCGCGTAAGGAAGGTTACGTTAAGCGCATGATGATAGGTGAGTACGGCGAGAACATGCCGACAGAGGTAGGCGGCAATTCCGCAACATACTACTGCGACTATTACTATACCAATATACCAGCATCCGGGACAGCTATGCGCGGTGTCCTGTTCGGTGGTAACGCGAATAACAGCGCGAATGCCGGGCTTTCGTACGCGAATACGAATAACGCGGCTACGAATACGAGTGCGCTCATCGGCTCTCGGCTTTGCTTTATTCCCGAAGCCTAACACGCAACGATAACGTTAAACACGACCCAACCGCCGCGCTCCATATTCGGCGGTTGGGTTCAATAAAAATACATTCAGCTATGAACGATAACAACAATAACAGCCCCAACCAGCAGGAGGACGACGGAAGCCTCTCCTTTTTGGCAATACCGCAGGACGAAGGAAACAAGCACTTCAACTGCCGGGAAACAACACAGCAGAAACTAATAAACCTTACGTTTTGGGTTTGCGACTAACTATATCGAAGGAGTAAAAACCAAGTTCGGCGCGGAACGCTTTTTAGTAAAGATTAAGCGCAACCGCGACGACAAGGACGCGGATGCCGAAAAGTTCTTTACCAATTCAACGGAAATAAAGTACGTTCTTAAAGAGATTAAGAAGCGCAACGCATTTCCGCGCAGAGTAACCATGAGGGCAAGCGGCACACGCTACTACTTTGAATAAAATATAAAGGTTGTTTGTCCTTTGGGTGTCCTGTTCGGTGGTAACGCGAATAACAGCGCGAATGCCGGGCTTTCGTACGCGAATACGAATAACGCGGCTACGAATACGAATGCGAACATCGGCTCTCAGCTATTCTGATAACATTTAGCAAAACAATACAAGGGCAAAGACCACGCCAACCAAAAGGCGAAAAACAGTAAACATTAACGGGATTTGGTAGGGCTACCGAAGAACCCCACTTAATCAGCAAAGCAACAACTATGAAAAGGTTAGGCAACCTATACGACAAAATAATAAGCATGGATAATTTGCGACTTGCGGACGAACGCGCCCGTAAGGGCAAAACCCATTCTTACGGCGTGAGGGTACACGACAAGCACGCCGAAGCCGACCTTTTGGCTTTGCACGAAGCATTGAAAGCAGGAACTTACAAGACTTCGGAATATAGTATTTTCACGATATACGAACCAAAAGAACGTATTATTTACCGTCTTCCATACTTTCCCGACCGCATCGTACACCACGCAATAATGAACATTTTGGAGCCTGTATGGGTGTCAGTATTCACGGCAGACACTTATAGCTGCATAAAAGGGCGAGGAATACAGGCGGCAGCGGATAAGGTACGGAAGGCGATAGACCGGGACAAGCCCGGCTGCGCGTATTGTCTGAAGATAGACATACGCAAGTTTTACCCTTCAATAGACCACGACGTATTAAAGGCTATTGTTCGCCGGAAGATTAAGGACACACGGCTGCTTAAACTTTTGGACGAGATAATAGACAGCGCGGAGGGCTTGCCGATTGGCAACTACCTAAGCCAATACTTAGCAAACCTCGTATTAACTTACTTCGACCATTGGGTAAAGGAGGTTAGACTGGTAAAGTATTACTTCCGATACGCCGACGATATTGTAGTATTGCACAGCAGCAAGAAGTATTTACGCGAATTGCTTGCCGAGTTTGAAACCTACCTTACGGGCTTGAAGCTGCATGTAAAGGACAATAAGCAGATTTTCCCGGTAGCGAAAGACCACAAGGACAGGCACGGGCGCGGTATAGACTTCTTAGGCTTTGTGTTCTACCACAACGAAACACGGCTAAGAAAGCGTATTAAGCAAAACCTTTGCCGGAAGGTAGCCAAGTTGAGGAAAAGGAAGAAGCCGCTAACTAACGAGGAGTTCAAGCAGCGCATCGCGTCATGGTGGGGATGGGCAAAACACAGCGATAGCGAGTATTTTATTAACAAGTTAAATTCAAAGATTAAACCGTATGAAATCAAGTTCAAACGTTAGACCCGACATTATCCAAGATTTGGGTAACGGGTCATTCCACTATAACTATAATATTGTGGAAGAGAAGGTAGCAGACGAGGAGGTAGGCGAAAAGACCGTTTACAACTTCGATATGGTGCAAGTGTGGGAGAAGCCGACCTACGAAAACCTTACGCGAGCAGTCATCCGTAACGAGGTGGACGAAAACGAGGAGTTCTCACTCATCAACGACTACTACGCCGCGCAGTTGGGGCTGGAAACCGACAGCGCACGCAAGGCGAAGGCAGTAACGGAGTACAAAGACCATCTTAGCCGCGTGATTGCCATTAAGACGATGGTACGCGCGGACTTGCAGACCGCAGGGTATAACCAAACAGAGTAAGGCATGGAGTATTTACCAGCAATAATTAGCGCGATTGGCACAATCATCGCGGCATGGTTCGCATACAACCAATACACCAAGAACAAAATAACGGACTTGAAGGTAGAGCAGATGCGGACAGAGAACGAGATGCGGAGGAAGCGACGCGCGGACAATTCGGCGGTAGTTTACGGTGAGTTGTGGGAAATCCTGCACGACCTTAAAGCCGACCGGGTTTATATTGTGCAGCCGCACCCGTTGGGCAACGAAAGTATGATAAGCATATACTTTGAAAGCAAGCGTAAGGGCGTGGAGAGCATGAAGCCGCGTATTCAGAACTTGAAGATGGGCGACGTAGCCAAGTTTTGCAGCGACCTAACAAAGAACTTGTTTATGTTCATTACCGACATAGACGGGCAAGTTAAGGACAGATGCGCAAAATCCTTGCTTTCGTCCTGCGGTACTTCGCAAGTGATAATAAAGCGACTTAGCGATAATAGCCACGATTGGGTAGGCTCGATTTTTTGCGAGTTTACCCACGACGCGGAAATTAACGAACAGGAAGCGCACACCATCCTGCACGAAGCCGCAATGAACATTCAGTACATATTACCCGAATTTGTAGATTAGCAGATT